GTGAAAGCGTATTACTTGGCGTGCCTTGATTAGGCCGGCCATATCATTAATTTATAGATGTGAATTTATTATCTTAGTACTACTATTTATAGTAGTGCTATTGTTTAATCATTTTACTGATGTATTTTTGTGTATTTTGTATGAGAATCTAGAGTTAGGATGCTACTTGAATTAACAAGCTCCCACAGTCGACGTGGAATATCTAATCGACAACCTTGAAATTTGGTTTAAAACTTATTCGCAAGCTGCTTCAGACGGAAGTATGTTTTTGCAACTTGACCTTAACTATGCTTGGTTAGGGGATGACGGGTGCATGGCCTGGGCATGCCAAAAACTGCCCAACAGGAATTCAATTTATCAATCCTTTTTTATACTTTAATTAGAGATAAGCAAAACGTTTGTGTTTATAGCACAGGTGGAGATTTTTACCCTCGCTTTTTGTGGATGTATATGTCTGAGAATTAGATTATGGTTATAATTTTGACTTCCTAAATCTGGGTATATTTTAAAACTACCCATTGAGATCCGCTTTTATTTTGTTTGTATACATTGATCAGAGATAATCAAAACGTTTGTTTGCTAGCTTTTGCTCGCGCAGGTGGAGAATTCTTTTTTCTCGCTTTTTGTAGATGTATGTTATGTGACTTACTTTCATTTTATTGCGTTTCTCATAACCTTGATATGTTATTAAACTATCACTAGTGCATTGCAATGCACATTCCTTAAATTTGAATTCAAACTTATTATCTAGGCCCTGGATGTGGGCCAACCTTGAAATTTGGTTTAAAACTTATTCCCACTTTACTCGTTGGTTACAACTTGATGTTTAGTGGTCCCTTGATATATTTAGCGGAGTGATTCAGATAGGGGATCAACTAGGATGCTTAAATTTCTTTTCTTTTGTTTTGGGGGGTTAATTTTCTTTTAAAAATAAAATAAACTCCCCGTGTGATGGTGCTACCGAGTTATGTTATGTTTCTCGTTTTGGCTCGCCAGGTCACAATAAAGCTAGCCCTTAGTGGTGGGCACCTACTGGTAGTGTTGCGGTTTATCCATCGATTTTGTTAGATTGGTGTTCAGGTAGACACTTAGCCTGCGGGCAAAAGTAAAAGAAGGTAGCTCTCTTAAAACTACCCTTTCGATATATGATGTTTAAATACATTGTATGTTTGTTGAGCCTAATAAGCTCAACATGTGGAGGAAGTCTCGCTTTTGGCGGACTGGACGGCACTTTGTCTGTAATGGATAGGAGTGTGTGTGAGTCGATTGGATTCGGCAGCTTGAGGCACGCATGGAATGGACATGCGACCTCAGTCATAACTTCTTTTGGAGAAGGAAAACTTGTGGTGGACGGTGGAATACGTGTTGTTGTGGAATCACAGGATGATTCTACCCTTGGTGGTGGTGTTGTAAATCGGGTCATTATATTTCCCGAGACTGATCTTAGGATTGGTCGTGTATTATCTACGTTTTTATTTTTCGATATCCAAAATTCAATTATAGCTACTTGGGGCAATAAGCAACTTACCCGTTGCGTTTTGACATGGTCTACTTTGACTATGATGCTTCTTGTTTTGAGTTATAGCGGTTTTAGTTATGTATTGCAATTATTTATTGATTTGCATAACGGTTATTTAAGGCATCTTCGATTTGGATTTTTCTCCGGTCTTAGTTTTGTCTTTCGCTATGGATTTTGGTTATTCGTTACTTTAGGAGATGATATGATTAAGCTGATGATTAGAATATTTAATATATATAATATTCGCAAGGCTGCATTTTTGTGGTCTTATTATTGTCTTATGACTGGTGGATTGCTATATTGCTATCCTATTACAAGCTTATTTATAGCTTGGCTAGTAGTCTCACTAGCATGTAATTTTGTTGGTTTTGAAGATTTCTTTCAGTTTGAGAATCGTTTTTTGACAAGTGATGAATCTAAGGATGCAAAAATAAAACAGAGCGTGCTTTACGGAGCTATGTCTCAGTTGGATTATTTACTCCCTTATACTATCACTTCACAATACCGTAATGGTTATGTGTATTTTGTTATTAAAACACAGTGGAAAGCTAATGGTAAAGAAAGAAAATCTTATTGTTTGCGTTATGTTTACAACCGAATCCCAGATTTGCCAGGTTCCGATCCTGAGCCACTGGGACCAGATCCTGACTCTGGACCTGAAATTGTTCCTGGTCCAAAATTATCAAAGACTGCTGCATTTCGCGCTGATTTGAAGAGATTTATTGGATATTATGAACCGAAAATTCAGGATTTTGCTAGATCGTGGGTTTATACTCAATACTCTCTGGCTACATATCAGGCTCTTTGTGATGGTGTCGTTGTTACTGCACCTAAGAGATTTTATGTTGGTCAGGGTTTATATAATGCAATTACTGATCAAAAAGGAGAGCATGTAGATCAGCTTGAGGATATTGTTGGCTTAGTTGCTGGGCTAATTATTGCTTCTTACCATGTCAATAGCACAGCGAAAACTCTTGCAATTACACAAGCATTGGAGCAATTTCGGAAATCAACTTTGGGAACAAAGATTTGTAATGGTATTGCTAATACGAAATTTACAATTGATGATGTTTTCTTGCATTCTGAACTTGGAACTCAAATTAGTGAATTTGTTGAGCATATGACTCATACAGTTGAGCAAGGTGTTCGTGTTACAAAGAAATTTGGTGGCTTATCTTGTGAGAAGGTTGCTGGATTGTCAGCTTGTGCTTTTAAGATGATTACGCATCTTACAGCGAGCCAATCTATGTCTACATTTCGGCAGAGAATTAACGAACGAGTTCAATTATCAGCTGATAAATTTGCTGCAAGCTGTCCTTCAAAGGAGGAGGCTGCTCGCACAAAGAGGGCCACGGACATTGATAGCATTAATAGTGCTCCCACATGGTGTGAACTTCCACCTGTTGCTACATATCAGGCTGGATTGGTTGATTCATTTGAAGCTATTCGATCGGCCCTATCCATGGGCAAAGAAGGCGCACAGTTTATTTCTAGTGGAAAGGTATTAAAACTAATTACTTCATTTATGGCACTTGGTACTTTGATGCGTTCTGGGCGCTTTGAGCCAAGAGCTTATGATGAGCTTGTTAGCTCTATTAAGAGCCATCCTGGAATGCAGGCCACTTGTTTGTTTGAAGGTATTTGTGAATCTTGTAATTGGTTGTTATCGGCTGGGCATGATATATATCATGGCGGAAGCTTGTTTGGTATTCCATCAAGTATTCGTAAATGGGAAAAAGATTCAATGGAGTTGCTGTTGCATCAGAAATTTGTTGGTAACGATTTGCTTCTTGATGAGAAAGGACAACGTATGGATTCTATGGTTCTGCGCATTAAGCTAGTTGATGCTATTGCCCAGTACAATCGTATTTCTGTGCAGTTATCTACTCTAACAAGTTCTAGGGATTCATTAAAGTTGTATAAATCACTTTATGATCAACTTCGTTGTTTCCTTGCAGAGTTGCGGATACGGGAGGATACCGGTTCGACTAGAATTCCACCTTTTGGGATTCTTTTACATGGTTTACCTGGAATTGGGAAAACTACACTGATGAATGGCATTTTTACTTGGTTATCATTGAGAGATGGTATGCCATTTGATAAGAATGCTGTTTTTCGTAGACCGCCAGGATCTAAGTTTTGGTCGAATTTTAACTCAGAGAAATTGTGGTTGATATTGGATGATGTTGCTACGTTTAGAGCATCTTCTAAGAAGGTTGATGAATCATTGACGGATATAATTCATGTTCTTAATAGTTCACCCTTTAATCCGGATATGAATCAGAATGATGAAAAAGGTAAATTTTCGTGTAATATTCGAGCTGTTTGTGCTACTACAAATCGTTTGGATATGGATGCGCATATCGATTTCAACTCTCCTGCTGCCGTTTTTAGAAGGTTCCAATTTTACATTACTGTAAAGTTGAAGCAAGGTCCATTTAATGTAAATGGTCATTTGAAGGCGGGCAATATGACTGATGCTGAATACGAAGCTTTAGGTTCTGGATCGTGCAGATTATTTCCAAATTTTTGGACCTTTGATATGCATACATATACTGCAGGACAATTACCTGTTACTCGTACGTTCAATTCATTTTATGAATTAATGGAATGCATGAGTGCTGATTATGTTAAGCACAGAGCTACTGAAGGTTTGGTCAAGGATCGTGAGGAGGAGTATGCTAAAGTTACTTTGTGCCCCACATCTTTAGTCCCAACTTGTTTGTGTAGTTGTGACAATTGCCCCCGTGGCATTGCCACAAGAAAGGCTGAGAAGGAAAAGATGGCTACACGCATTGAGAATATGAGACGATCTATTCTTGCTCGTAGAGTTGTTGCAAAGTTGCAGGCCGATAGGGCCGCAGCTGCTTTAGCTTTAGCTAGCGTTGTGCAAAGTGGTACATGCTTTTCATTTGCTAAGGCCAAACCAATTATTCCAACGGTTTACTTTTACTGGTATCAACTCTTTTTGCTGTGTTTGATTTGTATTGTAGGTTATGTGATCTATCGATTTGTTAGATCTATTTGGAGAGGAATCCAAGCGGATATGATTCACGTGGTATCAGAACGGTTAAGTGTTCAATTGGATACCTCAGTGAAAGAGACAGTGGTTGAATATTATCCTCAGGTCTGTGCCGAGTTTACGAGGTACTTTCAAGAGGAAATGTTAGCCACACGAATTTGGTTTCAGCAACGCTGTCAAGCGGTGCTGGAGCAATGGACTTTTCAGGGTGTTTTATCATCATTAGCGTACTCAGCTTATTTTTCGTCGTTGTACTGCATTGCTGGATCTATGAATCTATATGCGCGAGCGCGCAGATCCCTTTTCTTGTTCAATTTGTATAGGGAAATAAAAGCGCGTATGACATATAGGAATTTGTTGATACTAGCCTTAGTCGCGGCGATCTCTGGGTGCTTGTTTGCCTCCAAGAGACTAGGTATGTTTGTGCCGAGTGTAAAGGCTGTTCCGCAAATGGGAAGGCCAGAACCATGCCCTGGGCCAGGAGGTTCGGAAGCACCACGTAATGTGTGGTTCGAGGATAGTGCCTTAGCTGATACTTTTGGCATAGCTACACGCTGTGCAAGAGGAACGGCTATGGATCCAGCTGTTACTTCACTGATGAATAATATAGTCATTGTTGTGTTTGAATCTAGCAAAGGAACTTCAGCTTGCCACGGTTATTTGGTGGGTGGTCAATATATGTTATTGAATAATCACTCATTAAATGGTGTGTTTGATATTCCTACGGTAATGAATATAGCTTTTCCTTTTGGATCCTCTGGAGGTAAACTTATGAGGATTCCAATAAATAAGAAAAGAATCGTTAGGAATAAAACTAATGATATTGCGTTGATGCATGTGGCAGAGTTACCAGTGCGGAATGATAAGTATGATTTCTTCATAGAGGAGAACCATGATTGGTCCCTTTTTAAGGATTATTCGTTTTGTTTGCCTACTACTGAGGTAGAGGGTCATACAACCTTGGCCAATGTAATGCCAGCTGCGAGTTGGATGGAACCTGGAGGTAGGTCTGTTCAGGCTCGTGTGACTGTTCCTACGAAATCTGGTGATTGTGGTAGGATAGTTTTAGCGTGTGGACCTCACGGAGCGTGTATATTAGGTATACACCAATCTATGTCTCTAAAAGATTCATTGGATGTTCAAGCTGCGTTGGTTACCAGAACTTGGCTCCTGCGAGCGAAGGATGCTTTACGAGCGGCATGTGAGGTCGAGACTGAAATAACAGTGGCTCAGTATCAGAACTGTGTAACTTTTGCCCCTGTGCATTTTGGTGATCTTAACCAGGCATCTGATGTAATATTGGATGCTAATGATGAGCCAGTGAAAATGAAAGCTATGTCGGAACTTTGTGCATTGCATCCCAAACACAAATCTGATGATGAGAATTTTTCAATAACAGGATTTAATATCTTTTGGATTGGAAAAATCTCGGATATAGGTAGGAAGAAGATGGTTTCTAATGTTCGTGTGACTCCTTTTCGTTCGATGTTTGAGAAATTTGGTTATGTTTGTACTAAGGAAGCCCCAAAATTCGATTGGAAAGCCAAAGTTTTACATGCACGTAATCTAGGTCGGACAAGCAACAATATTGATGCTGATATACTTGAGGAGTGCGTGCAGGTCTACATTAAACAGATCTTGCAATCTTTACCCAAGGAGGAGCACAATTTGTTTGAAGTGTATGATTTGGAAACTGCGCTTAATGGAGCTGATGGAGTTGCATATGTTGATTCTGTTAAGGTGAAAACTAGCGCTGGCTTTCCTTATTATAAGCCAAAGCGTGAGCTTTTATATACAGATTTTGATGGTCGAACTGTGACCTATACAATGCAACCACAATTTGAAAAGAATTTGTGGAGATACTACCATATGATGATAGCAGGAGAGCGACCACGGTTGCTCTTTTCGGCTAATATGAAAGATGAAGGTATCTCTCCTGAGAAAAATAAGATAAGAGGACCCCGGCTTTTTATGGCAGGGAATATTTATAGCATACTGCTAGGCAGAATGTTATTTTTATCTTATATTCGAGTGGTTCAGAGGAACCCATTTATTTTCTTTTCTGCACCTGGTATGAATACGTATAGTAGAATCTGGAGCAAATTGTTCACCTTTATAACTCGATTCGGATTCGATACGCTTATTGCTGGAGATTATAAGAATTTCGATCAGAAGATGGCACCAAAGATTTTGGAAGCTGCATATTCGGTTATCATCGGTGTGATGACTAGTAAGATTGATGGGAAATCAAAATTTTCAGATGAAGAAAGATTGGCAGCTAAGGTTTGGGCCAGTTCATGTGCATTTCCAGATTGTGAGATTGATGGTGATTGTTATCAGGTTTGTGGAACAAATCCGTCTGGAAATACTATGACTGTTCACACGAATTGTACAGTTAATGTTTTATACATTATGTATGCTTGGAGATGGACTGGTCATAGGTTGGAAATATTCTTCATTATGGTTGTGATAATGACCTATGGAGATGATAATATTGTTGGAGTGTGTGTGACTTTTAAAGTGACATTTAATTATGGCACTATTTATCCAGCTTTGTTATCTATTGGAGTTGAATATACACCGGCTGACAAATCGCTACCAACCAGCAAATGTTTTGATGCGATTGAAAGTTTACAATTTTTGAAACGAGGTTTTAGGGAAGAGAATGGGAGGCTTTTATGCCCAATTGATGTTGCTACTATTCATAAGCTAGGTATGCTTTGGGTTAAATCTAACCTAAGCGATGAAGCTCATGGATTGGCTATTTTGCGTGACATTTGGCGTGAAAGCTATCTACATGGAGGAGAATTTAAGAAACTAAACCAAGGGTATGTTGTGGAGGTGCTGAAACAGCACTACAACCAGGATATAACTATTGGGGGTTTCTTAACAGATATGGAGTATGAAAAGCAATTTGACGAGAATTCAATTCGTTATGAAGCTTTTTCTACTAAGAAATCGGAGTGTGTGAACATTTGTTCTAATACAGCACCTCCAACCTATGTGGCACAGTTACTTATCCAAGGCGTACATTCGGCTGAGGAGAGAGGGTGTCATGTAGATCCGCCTGAGGCAATCCCTCAAACGACTAATTTGGTCAAGGTTGGCGTACTACAGGATGAATCTATTGATGAGCTTTGGTCAGAGCTTTTTGATATTAAATTGACCGCCAATACAGAAATTACAACTTTTGAGGATGAGTCCTCACAACAAATTGAAACAATGGATATGGTACCTACAAAACTCTTATCGAGTATTGACAACCCTGTTTCGGAGTGGTTTAAACGACCAACTAGAATTTTGGATGTTGATTGGGATGAGTTTGTAACTCTAAATACTCAATTGCGACCACATGAGCTCTTTCTCACTAATAGGCGAATTTGGGAAAAATTGAGAGGTTTCAGCAGGATTCGAGGTGATTTGCATCTCAAATTTGTGATGAATGCGTCTCCATTTCATTATGGGGCTGTGCTCATTTCTTGGTTGCCACTAGGTGGAACCAAATCGTCCGATTGCGTGGGAGGAGCAAATCCTGATTTGATTCTGGGAGATGTGTATGGAAATGTTATGCTGGAGTCTGTGCGACCCCATGTTATGATGTTTCCTCAGGATAATTCTAGTGCCGAGATGGTGCTGAAATTCATTTATCCTAAACCATGGTTAACATTGGGCATGACTCCAGAAACTTCTGTAGAATTGGACTTGTTGGGTGTTATGACTATTCGCAGTCTTACGCCCTTAATGGTTGCCCAAGCGGCAACTGGGAACAGGTGCACAATCTCGGTTTTTGCATGGATGGAGGATCCACAACTTGCAGCACCTTCGTTTATTGCGCAGAGTAAAGTGATGAATAAGATGGCGGATATGACCCAGGACTTAACCGATATGCCGGTACTTGGCGAGGCTTTTGATGTAACATCAAAGCTTGCAAGGGCTACGGCTAGCGTTATGAAGTTAATGGGTTATTCGAATCCGGTCAACACTGCTGCTGTACATGTGGTGACTCAGAATGCTTTGCCTCATCTTTCGAGTACAGAAATTTCGGTGCCCACAACTCATTTGGGGGTGTCAGAGAGAAGTGGTCTTGGTATGGAGGCAAATGGCGTTGAAGCTGATGAATTGATTATAGCTGACATATGTTGTAAGGATGCGTTGCTTGGCGTTTATCCTTGGACTAATGCTGGCGTGGTTGGATCAGAGCTGTTTAAAGCTTATGTAACACCTGAGCTTTATCGACAGGTGCCCCTTCAATATGCAGTTGCAGTGTCGGATTACTATGGAGTGTATCAAACTCCTTGTTGTTTCGCTTCTCAATTGTTTCAATACTGGAGAGGTACAATGGTATTTACTGTAAGACTCATCGCCTCGCAATTTCACAGCGGGCGTGTTCGCATTTTCTATGATGCAGCCCAATCAGTACCCGTTCCTACAGACGAGGCAGGGGTTTACTCCCAGGTTTTGGATCTTACGGCTGAGAGGGAAGTGGAGATTCGTGTGCCTTGGAACGCTGATTTGCCTTTCCTGAAACTTAGAGGAGATGCTATGCATGCTGCAGGTACGAAGAATATTGCTACGTTCACTAGGCCTGATACACTTACGTTTACTGGAGCATATAGCCCTGATACACATAATGGTGCCTTCAGTATCCAGGTATTGAACACGTTGATGGGTCCAGTGACTTCTACTGTATATCTTATGGTTTCCGCACGGCTCGAGGACGCTGAATTCGCTGTACCGTGTGCTCTCGGATCTCAGGGTAGACTGGCAAGTGAGACTACTCAACCAATCTCTCCATTTCCTATGTATCAAGCGCAATCGAAATTTGAGGCAACACCTTGCAGGATTAGTGATTTTGATCCTAAAGATTGTATAGGCGAGCAGGTCCTCTCGTTTCGTGAGCTGTTGCATAGAAGTAATGCATATGCTACGATTACGCCGGATAGGAAAATTGCAGGGGTTGTAACTGGCACATTTCAAGAAAACTTTATCAGTTTTCCTAGAGTTCCGGTTAGTCCAGGCTTGCCATGCAAGACACAAAATATAGGTAATCCACCAACACTTTGCGTTTCAAATGGGTCACGAGCCACTTGGCATTCGGTTGCCGTGGGAGCTAACACATATGGTTATAACTTTTTGAACATGAGTCCGTATATGTATTTGAGGGGTGCGTTTACTGGAGAGAAGGGATCGCATATATATAAGATTGTATCCCCAACTGTCCCAAATTCATCTACTTCGAACCCACTGGCGCTGACTATTACTAGGAACAGACGATTGTGCACTAATCAACTTGGGATTGATACTGCTATAGCTACAGGTAATTCTGGGGTTGATGCAAAATGTGTTGCTTCCAGACCTCCTACGGAAGGGGGTCTAGTTGTTAATACATCTGCTTTCGATAATTCGATTTCAGTGTCTGTGCCGATGTACAGTCGGTTCTCTTTTATACCGACAAATGCGTTGCTGGGTGGGGCGAATTTGGATATTCAACTCATTGGATCAGGTACAGCTTTTGATCAGGAGGAGGATAATTTGACTTTATCGTTGGATTATTACTCATCCCAAAATGGAGCAACCACCAGAACTCCCCTAAGATCGTATCACTCAGTTGGAGTTGACTTTAATCTTATGGGATTCTTGAATCCGCCCGTCCTTTTTGTAGGACAAACTTGGCCAACGCCAAAACTTTAGCACTACCGCGATGGGGTAGTGCCAGTTTCTTTTGAAACTGTTTC